TGGCGTAATGCCGCTAGGTCTGCAGTGTTTGCTTCGGATGCGTCCTGTGCAGGAGTTAATCCAAATAAATCTCCGTTGTCAGTAAGCCAGTTATTTACTGACTCTTCTGAAACATCGTCAATATCTTTTAGGATTAGTCGTACTGCTTTAGGATTTACACCCTTCTTTTCTAGGACTTCTTTGACTGTACGCTCACGCTGCGCCTTGGATAAACCCTCAAGTTGCTCAGTGAGTTCTTTAATACGCTTCTCGTCCGCACGTTTGGCTTTACGTAACTTTTTAAGTAAATCACTGCCATCCATTTGCGATTCGTCTTGTGTATCTATGTCGTCTTCGTCTTCGTCCCAGTAGTTGTTGCTCATAGCAACTGTCCACCCTTCTATTCGTTGTTAGTCGCAAGCCACAGGTTCCAATCGGGGAATCGGTCTGGCTCTTGCTACCAGTCTTATACGCTGGCGGGGCTGGTGGGTCCGCTCAGGATTCTTATATTGCGCCTCGTGTTTGTGAGGACAGTGTTCCCTTGGTAGTTCCAGAAGCACCACCGAAGCGTGCTTTTTCTTCTGCTGTTAGGAATGTTCTTGCTCTCTTTGCAGATGCAAGACCTTGGAATGTTTCTTGTTCAGCCTGTAGTTGTCCATATTTCTGACCACTTGCTGATATATCTGAAAGAAATGTTCCAGTAGGTGAAACTTCTGCGACAGTTGCAAAGCCTTCTTGTGCTTGCTTCTTAGTGATGCCAAGATTAGCAAGTGCATCTTGACCCATCTTGATGTCAATACTTTGTAGTTGACCAGCAGCATTAGTTGTCTTAAGACCTTGTGCAAGTGCAGCACCACCAATTTCAGCCATTTGAACCTTACGCTGTAATGCTGGAAGACCCTCTGCTGGGTCAAGAACTGCACCAACAATGTCACTCTGATTAAGCATTGGGTAGTAAAGTGCAAGTGCAGCCTTTGTATCAGCGTCAGCATTCTTGACTCTATCAATAGCAAGACCTACACGGTCTGCAACCTCAGTTGCTGATACATCATTTGTAATAAAAGAATTTAATTTATCTCTTGTAGCAAGGTTTGATACACCATATGATTGAAGAACTTGTGTATATGAACGCTCTGCTTGTAGGTATTCTGCTGCACTAAGTACTGATTTACCTGCTGCAAGACGTGCCTTGTTTGCTGGAAATCTTGTTTGAAATGCAACCGCTAACGGGTCTTTACTGTTAGGGTCTTGCATAATCAATTGAATTGTGTCGCTTGAATATCCTTTAACTACAGCATCTGTAATTGATGCAGATAAATCACCAATTCCATAAGAAGATAAAAGTGCAGTAATGGCTGCAATTGCATCCATTCTTTTTGCAGTAGAATCAGTTCCAGTTGACGGCGTTGTAGGTGTCAATGGCTTGATAACAGGAGAACCTGATTCATACTGGTTAACTAGATTAGTTAAATCTGCAGCAGTAATTCCAGAAGCAATTGTATTTAAATCAGGTGGAAATTCACCATTGTTGGCATCCATATATGCACGGATTTGGTCTAGGCTATATGCACCTTTACCACCCGTTGCTCCACCGCTACCAAGTACTACACCGCTGGGTCCACTGCCAGGGGCGCCACCTCCGAGTGCTTGGTTAATTGGCGCAATCTCGCCCGTATATCCTGCATTTGGATTTTCTGCTTTTTGAAGGATTGCAAGTGCTGGCTTAACAACTGTATTTAGTTGGTCAATAAGGGCGCGAGCAGATGCTGCTACTACCTTGTTGCCTTGTTTATTTGCTTGAGCAAGAGTGCTTTTTGCATCCTTTAAAGACTTGTTAAAATCTGCCTGTGCCTTATCAACGCCAGTTGTAAATGTTTTTGTTTCTGCTGGCGTGGCAGCAGGAGTGGTTCTCATACCATATAGAGGATTGTATCCTGGGTCAGTAGGCATTGTTATCCAATCAATCCGAATGTACTTGCAATTGAGCGAGCAACATTGCTAATAGAGTCTTGGGCATTCTTTGTATAGCGCCACTTGGGGTCTTTACGTAATGAAATTTCATAGTCATATAAATTCATCAATGACTTAGGGTCCTTTGCAACATCTGAAAGACTCTTCACATCAACAGTGTCTGGGTCTTCTTCAAGGATATTTGCACGTGCATTGATGTAAGGAGTAAGGAGTTGCTTGACTGTATAACCCTTATCAATCTTATCCGCTAACGCTGGGAAGTATGTCTTTGCTTGCATATTGATTAGATTAATATTAGCCTTAAGAGTATCTGGATTGAGAGTAGACTCTGTTGCAATCTTAGATAATGATTGAAGGTTGATAGGTAATCCATTATCAGCATAAGCATTCTTTAGGGTAGTAAGGGTTAGCCCAAAATTACCACGTTGAAGTACTGCTTTAGCCTTTGCATCTCCAGTATTTGCAAGCGTAATCTGCTGTGTAGCATAGTTCTTAAGATACTTATTAAGAATATCCTTGCGCTCTTGTGGCGATACGCCCTGAATAATGATGTCTTCATTCTTGCCTACCCGCTTATTAGAGCGTGAAGCCTGAAGATTGCGTAGTTCCTGTGCAAATGCGGCAGTTAGTTCTTTAGGAGCCTTGCCACCAAATACTGTAAGGAACTCATTCTGGAACTCAGCAGTTGCCTCGCCCAATGAAGAGATACTTGCATATGGCTTAGAGTCTGCACCAAATAAAATGGGTGCATTTTCTGCAGATGGAGTTTCACTAGGCTTGTCATTACCTGCTGGCTCAACTGATGCTGGGTCCTGACCCTTTGGTGGTTTTTCGTTTGGATTTTTTGGGTCTGGATACCAGGCAACGAGACCGTCGCCATCCTTGTCTTGAAAACTACCAGCCACGTTATTCTCCAATCAATGGGTCTAGAACTGAATTAAAAAATGTTGCAGCATTCTCGTTGTTACGGGATAACTGGAACAGTATATCTTTTGTATCAGCCCTAAGATTTCTCTTAAATTCATCTGCTTTATCTGACGAGCCAACAACACGCTTAAGTGTTGATTCCATCTTGTCGTACTCTGCAAGCATTGCTGTAAAAGTATTACCAAGTTCCTTATTTGGAGCCTTGCCTGATTTAAGTAAAGACTTCATATCGTCAATTACTTCTATTCTACGAGCATTGCTTTCTGCAGTAGGGCTTACCTGCACACCCAGTAATGGATACGCTGTAAGGAGTCCTTTTTTGCGAATTGCTAGTTCTTGTCTCCAGTAGCGCTTTTCATTCATACTCTGTGCTGCTGCAATCTTTGCGTTGTAATCATCGTTCAAGGCATAGTAAGCCTGACGAGCACCAGTTGTAGCAACCTCACGGATGAAGTTTTCCTTACCCTTTTCTACTCTTGGGTCAATTGGCTTATTTGATATATAGCCTTTTTTCTTAAGGTAGTTATATGAATTTATATCAGCGGTTCCGCCCGCTGGGATAAAGAATGAGCCAGCATCTGAGTGTTCAAGAAGTAACTTCTCATTCTTACGAACAAAGTCTTCAGCCTCAATTGTCTTACGGAAAGAAGCATAAGTTGTTGACTCTGTAGCAAAGTTTGTATAAGCAAGTTTATCTGGATAGATTTTAGCAAACTGGACCATAGCCTTTGAGAGAGCATTAGGGTCTCCATCAAACTTTTTCATAATCTTCTGGAACTCAGAATCCCAAGTAAAGACTCCTGCATTAATAAGTTCCTTTGGAACATCATTGTTATCAAATGACTGGATTGAGGCAATTGTGCCTTGACCCATTATAAATTTAACAATATCTATATTCTTAGCCTGAGTTGCAATATTCTGGAAGAATGATTCTAATTGAGATGAGTTGGTTGGACCATTGCCCGTTGAGACGAGTAACTTAATAGCCTTAACCGCAGAAGAAAATCTTGACTGTGTATCTTCAACGCTTCCACGAGCAAGATTAAATGCACGCTTTACGTTTGCAGGTGCTGCCTTTTCCCACGCTGGAACATCAGTTGAGTATGAACCAGTAATTAACTTCTCATAATTGATGCCACCTCTTACGCCAGTAATATACTCACCGACATATGGGATGTTTGTAAAAGCGTCAATTGCAAGGGATGCTAGTGGGTTAGATAAACCTGGCTTCCAAGATTCTGGGTCCAGAGAAGGCGTAAGCATCTTTACGTATCCACCAAAGTTAACTGGCATTGGCGTGTAAGATGTAATTCCAGCAAGTGCTAGAGTCTTAATAATTGCTCCAGCAAACAGGTCATCTCCTGGATATGTAAAGTATTTCTGTCCTCTGTCATCTTGATGAATAAATCCAGAGTCTTCAAATGTCTGGTTAACAATTGCTAGACGTACAATTCCGCGCTTCTCATACTTACCTAAACGAGATAGACGGCGATAAAAGTCTTCAGTTGCACGATAGTAGCGACCTAGTGTACGAAGGCTGTATGCAAGATTAGTTCTTACATCACCATTATCAACAAATCCTAGTGTACGGGTACGAGCAAGGTTAAGAGCATTCTCGTGTGCAGAGAAACGTGCGATTGAATCTGCACCCTCTTCTGATAAACCATTGTCCATAAGGCTCTTTTTAGTTGCAGCCTCTGTTCCCTTAAGTTGTTTACGGAACATAAAGTAGTTTGCAAGAGTAATAGGTTCACGGTCAAGCAAAGCAATCTGCTTGCCCATCCAGCCGTAACCAGAATTGATAACTCTGTACATTACCTGCTCGGCATTATATCCGCCAATAGGAACAATTTCTCTTCCAAGGATAGCCTCTGGACGAGCATAAGGTTTATCTAGTTTAACTAAATCTTCTAGTTTAAAATCATCCATACCGCCTTTATTGCGGATAGCATTTACTAGGTCCATATTTAAACGACCAGCAAAATCACGTAGTGGGTATGTTGCATCTAGATAAATATTGCGTGCTAAAGCCTCGGCACCCTCTTCAGCGTAGATAGCAAATCGCTTTGCAATATTATTTCCTGGACCTTCAATATATTCCACAAGTTTATCAATTACTTGTTGTGGTTTTTTGCCAGCATTCCATAATACGATATTTCCGAATTGTCCATTACGCTTGCCAACTGTATTGTTAAGTTCTAGTAGCCAGTTAAATACAAACTTTTCATTTGTATATGAGATTTCAGTAAACTCAGGCTTAAAGGTCATACCTTTAAGAGCCTCTTGGTTTTGAACATTAAAACGAACAGATGGACCAAACTGTTTCAATGAGTTTGATATTTCTTCAGCCTCAGTGATTGGACGCTCTGCTCTAACTGATGCACCATTAATGTCGTCCATAATAGCCTTGCCATTGAATTCAGCAAAGTCACCAGACCATTTAGCAATATCAAAACCTGCCCGTGTCTGTAAAAATTCTGGTCTAAATCTATTTTTAATCATAGAGTCGGCTACGGCGCGACCAAGAAGTTCTGGGTCCGCAGCCATAGCAAGTAATTGCTCTTCTGAATAATGTCTATTTGTTATTTTGAAAATAGTATCGTAGATAAAGCCTAGGTTTCTATCTGACTTTTCATTTCCAAATACTGTTGTCTTAACTCCAGGCTTGCTTGCTGCACGGATTGCGCGAGATGCAGCACGTGCGTGTAGGTATCCAGCAAAGCCATCCGCTCCGCCAATCATTCCATACATACCGACTTCTTCTACAGAAGAGCGAAGTCCAAGGCGTGGGTAAAGGTTAAGGAAGGACCAACCATCAGCAAGATTCTTGCTATAGTGATTGTTAGTTACTCGTCCAAACAATTCAGTAAATACACCAGCACGCTGTGCAATTTCACGCCACTCAGAAAAATCTGGAAGCGAACGGTAATCATCTAATTGATACAGACGGATACCACGAGGTGTTCCATCTACGGTTTGACCAGCATTAAATCGGTCAATTGACATTAAATCTATACCAGATAGTTCATCATCTGCTTGACTTTTTGCAACATCGTCAATATTTCTTTGTGACGCTCTGGCGTTAGCCTCGGCAAGTTTTTCTGTTGTCCAAGTATCGCCAATTGGGTTAAGCGGAGGAACTACGTCTCCAGTTGAATATGCAAACTTATCTCCACTAGGGGTTCTGAACTCAGAATGTTTAAGTTCTGGTTCAATTTTTTTGGCTTCAGCCCAAATTGCTTGTGCAATATTCTTGCCACGTTCACCAGCAACAATTTCTATATTTTCAATAACTTTTGTATCAACATTCCAGTTGATAGAACCTACTACTTGTCCGTCCTTAATAACATTTAAATTTTCTAATCCAACTGCTTGAGGGTTATCTGCTCTAACAACTGAATAATTTTTAGGAAGTTTTGGAGTAGATTTAGATACTGCTGGTTTTGCTAAATTCTCAACTTCAGCAAGTGTTGTGTCTCCACCCATCTTGCCTTTAAGTTCTTTCTTGGACTTCATTTCCCGTCCAAGTTTCATACCAACAATTTTGATTTCATCAGCAATTGCTTCTGCACGGTCTACATCTCCTGCAGCAAGCGCATCAGCCCTGTCAGCCTTAAGAACCTTTGAACGCTCTATGTACTCAGCAATTTTTGCATTGATTGAAGCAAGAAGACGACCAGCCTTGCCCTCTGCTGTAACAGCATTAAGGGCTTCTTGTGTTTGCTTGCGAACGCCACGAGGCATTAGTTTTCCACCAGCGCCAGGAGCGGTTCTTAGAACGTCAGCGAGGTCGCCAATATCTAGCGCACTCTGGCTAGGTGAGTAAATTTCCTTTGACATTTCATCAATTTTAGAAAGAGCAAGTCTTCCTTCATTTGATAGGTTAAGACCCATACCAACGCCAAGTGTCTTAAGAAGACCCTTGTACATAAGTAGGCGCTCGCCTTCGCTAGCACCAATCCACGCAGCGCGGAATGCTCCAGCGGAGGTTTTGTCAAGAACTGTACGTGCTAGTTTAAAGATTTGATTTGCACTTGAGGCATCAGCAATACTAATAATTCTATCTTGCTTTGGAGCAATTGAAAATAGTCTTACCGCTCTGTCAATTTTAGCAAGAATTGATTTATCTTTTGCTGTGTAAATTACACCAGTCTTTTCAAGACCAATTTTTTCAGTCCATACGGCTGGGTCATCTGAGAATTGTGCAATAAATTCTTTGTCTGTCTTGCCGATATTAAGGCTTGAAAAACGCTCTGTACCAAGAGTTCTAGCAACTAAGTCTTTAACCTCATTTGATACGCCACGAGCAAATGTCATACGTGGAATCAATGTATCTCTACCAGCAAGACCAATATTTCCAGACATCATATCTACAAATCGTTGCCCATTGTCAAAAAATACAAGAGCATCCTCAGCGTTGCGGACATCTGCTTTTGCTAAGTCATCTACAACATTAATGTTAATTTCTGGGAATCTATCCTGAAGGCGATTGAGCGCTGTTGCCTTTTCTACAAGGTCTCCATTACGGTAACGCTCAATTAGTTGCCCTGCTTCGTCCCAATACGCACGAACTTTACGAGTTTGAAAAGCCTTTTCAATTGAGATTGTACCTTCGCCAACTTTAAAGAACCCATACTTGGCTACAAGAAGACCTCTGCGTACTTTGCCACCGATAATAAGTGGGTCAAGTCCAAAAGTTACGCCAAAATCAACAGGTGCTGAGATTGCCGTGAATAATGCTTTTGCTTTTCCATCACCAAGTACTGCTTTTTCGTACTCGTGTGGTAGCACACTGATGATTGCACGAGCAACATCGCGTCCTGGGCTGATTTTAGACTTCTCAAAGCGTGCGACAGAGTCTGCAACCTCTTTAAGTGCTTCTTCATCGCCACTTACATAGCGATTAACCAGTTCAATAACACCAGGATTATCCTGATACTGCTCAAAGTTTTCAACTAAATCTTGTTTTGATGCAAGAAGTCTACCTAAATAGGATGCAGCAGGAGTTAAATCATTATTAAATGATGCTACTGCCGTCTCGTCAAAGACATTACTTGGTTCAGAAGCCTTTGCCCAGTAACTCATAAATGCTGTTGTGTTATCTTCTGGCTTTGCGTCTTCTCCGCCAGGAAGCAATTCTTTGAATCCCTCTACTGCATAACGTCCAAATGAAGAAAGAGCATCTTCGCCCTCTGCAACAGCAAGTTGTGCAGCAATATAAGGTTGCTTTACAAGTTTTTCTTGAGGACGAACTAAAAGTTTTAGACCTTTTTCAACTGGACCAGCAACTGTTTTACCAGCCTCAGTTTGAGATAGTTCTCCAATTAAATTTTTGACACCACTTACTGCAGCACGACCAGCAGTTCCAATTACGCCTAGTGGATTAAGACCTGCTAGATTCTTTGCTAAATCTACAGTAGTACCGCCACCGTAATAAACTGCGCTCTTTGTAGAATTTAAAATGTTGCCAATAAAACCTTTATCTTGCTTTGAATACTTTGGGTCAAACATACTAGCCAAAGCGTCACGAGTAGACTTATCCATATTCTGATATTTTTTATAAGCATCAGACTGTGGAAGAGCAGTAAGGTCATTGTGTATATTACGCAACTCAACGAGTGCGGCAATTTGACTTACTTCTTTTTTAGGCACACCTTGCTGGGCGGCGGCTGTGGCTAATCCAGGAGAGGACTTAGCAATCTGAGTTAATGGTTTGTCTTTTTCAGCCATTAAAGACCTCGTGATGATACAAAGTCGTATAAGTCTCTTACTTCACCTGTTGGGTCAATTTCAATCATAGATGCAAGGACTTCAGACAAAGAACGCTCACGAGGTAGATTCAGTGCTTCACTTCCAGGACCTGCACCAAAGTCCATACCAGCAGTCATTGGCTCTGTAGGACGTTCAGTAGGTGCGTTCAGTGGTGTTAATGATGGCAGTAATGGCATTGCCATAGGTGCGGAAGATTGTTCTACTGGTGTAGGTCCAGCCATAGGAGCAGACTGTTGCTGTTGCATTGTTGCTTGTCCTTGACCATATGCCATACCAGAGATATAGCGTGGTGCCTGTGTGCCTGATTGTCCAGCACCGCCTGTTGCGGAAACATTAGCAGGATTATTCTGTGGTGCGCTTGGGCGCATACCCCCACGATTTTCAGCCATTGTTCCTCCTACTTAATATGTTTAAATTGAGTTTTTGATAAATAAGGTTTTGCTGTAAATGCTGTTAACTTACTTGCAATTTCCATTGCTTCATAAGCATCAGCACCAGCGTGCAATGCGCCTAGCGCATATGCTGCTCCAGAACCCGCTGCGTAAACATTAGTGTCAGATTTAGATATTGAACACTCTTGGTCTACATCAAATATTTCTCCACCTACAGCCATAATAAACTGAAAGCGCATTTCTTTATTATCTTCATCAAAGTTGTAGCCATTCTCAGATAAACATTTACGTAGAGATGGCATTGCTTTGGCAATCATAAAGTGATATAGGTCTTTATAATCAGCCTTTGTAGGAACTGGTGGTTCCCATATATGTTGTGCTACATCGCAAGGTAGTACTTCACCAGAGCCAGCGACTAAAAAGTGTCCCCGTTCAGCAATCTTCTTAACATCAGGGTGATTATAAATTCGCCCACTGTCATCAGTTGTCTGACTATCAGCAACAATTACTGCACTGTCTTTATACTCTAAGCCGATAATTGTTGTCATTGTCCCCTACTTAGTTAACCTCGTGTAACTACTCTTGCGTTTCCTTTACCTGATGCTGTAAGACTTGTTAAGATTGATTGAATATCTGGAGCCTGTTGTTGTATTTCTGCTGGCGCTTGACCTTCAGGCGCAAGAGCGCCTCCTGCTGGAACTCCAGAGGGAGCAGGGGACGGTTGCTCTACCTGAGTTGGTGCCCCAGCAGGAGGAACTTGTTGCTGTGGAGTGAATGTGGCTTCAATCGCGTCTTCTAGTGCTTGACCCTTTTGACGAGCCTTGATAACCGCAGCAATTTTATTTACCATATCTGATGGGTCTTGTCCCTGAGTTGCCATCGCAGGAATTGCTTGAGCCATAGCAGTAATGCCTCCGAGAAGAGCAGTACGCATATTCTCAATTTCAATCTTCTCAAGTTCTTGTGTAACGTTTACAGTGAATGGAAGTTCACGCATAGCCATATCCTTAGAGATAAGACCGCCACCTAGTGCCTGAAGCATAAAGATAAGTCCCTGTGCTGGGTTAAGACCAGCCAACATTCCATAACGAACATCGGCAGAATAATCAGCCTTGATGTCCTTTGATGGCTTGTATGTAATTTCATAAGGTGAACCAGAATCAACACCACGAATTGTCTTCTCATCTGGGAAAATAATTTCATCTACTTCAAAGCATATTGTAATAACATCACGAAGAGTTGCAGCAAAGATGGCTTGTGCTGATTTAACTTGTGTATCAAAGGCTCCCATAAGAGCCTGTACGCCTTGTCCAGTGACGATAGAAGCATCAATGTTTCCTGTACGTCCTTCAGGATAACGTGTGCCTACACGAAGTTCTTGATTAAGTTGTGCTTGTTCGGTGAACGCACCTTGTGGAAGTGATAGTTCTACACGGCGTACACCCGCTGGGTTTGAAGTACGGATAACCGCATCTCCACCCAACTGTAGTTCTTGTACATCTTGTGGAAGTACAATAGGAGCCTGTACAGATTTTTCTGCAGCCTCCATAGCAAGCAAAGCAAAACGATTGCGAAGCAATTGAATGCCAAGCACATCATCAAATTGTCCACGTAGTTCACCATCAATAGATGGCTTACGTGCAACAACAACCATCATCTTACCAAGAGGGTTTGCTGCCTTTGATAGAACTAAGTCGCCCTTTGATGGAATGTAAATAACTGACTGGTCTTTATCGTAATAGCGAATCATCTCAACCTGGTGATTGAGGTCTTGCTTGTAGCCGTAGCCACCTAGCAATTCTCTTTCATACTCAGGAAATTGTGAGACAAGTTCGCCTAGAGTCAGTGTGTATCGTTTTGCAAATGCAACACAGCGTCCATAGCGGTCAAATTCTGGGTAAGCCCCAATAGGATTTTCTATGCGGATGCGTGGCAGTTTGCTATCTTCGTCTAATTCAATAATGAAAGGGACGAAACCATATGTTAAGTACCAGTCTGCTCCTGAGTACATTTGAACCGCGAGGTCAGAATGCTGAAAATAATTAGCAGCAATGCGAGTTCTCTTATCCGCAAAATTACGAGCACGGTCATTAACCGCATTCGCTGCCGAGCAGTTGACGGCTGGTAGTGGTGCCATAACTTCGGATAAGTCGCGGGCAACAATGTCAATAAAATTCGCAACGACATTTGCATCTACTCCATCTGGAAAGAAGTCAGGGTAGACTTCGGCAATCTTTCCTTTACGGACAGCAAGAACGTCAAGGTTACGAGCATCGCGCTCATTATTACGATAGCGCAGCGATTGAACTCGCGCAGCAATCTGTTCCATTGATAAAGCCATTGTTGTCCTAACGATTAAAGGGAAAAATTATTTTGCTTTAGGTGGTTTGCGATTTTGAAAAACTGCGCCTTGATAGTTGTCTTGTGCTTTTTTATACTGTGCGCTACCCCGACCATACTTTTGTTCAGCCAAACCTGCTTGACGATTAGCCTCAGAAGTGTTTTCCATATAGCGACCAATTGCATCACTTACTGCTTTAATTGGTCGGTAAATAGGATTTACGTTCTTCCCACCTTTATTGTAAATTCCACCTTCACTGCGTGGTGTTGCCATAATGTTTTCCTATCCGTATTGTTCAGACCATTGGGAGGCGAATGCCTCATCTAAATTAAGTGACCCTCTGTTTGACTTTTGTGCACGAGTAGCCCAACGGTTCTGTGCATATTGACCTACGCGACTTGATGTTTGCATTAACTCACGGATGCGGATGACCGCAAACCAGAGAGCCATTACGCAGTCGGTAGGGTTTCTAGTATCAGGCTTCCACGTAATAAGTTGCTGTACTAGCGCCTTAAGACCTTCAGAGCCTTCATTGCTTGGTAATTCAATTAAGTTGTTATCTTGGAAGCGACCATCACGAGTGTTTCCAAATAGCGTAGCCATAGATGCCACACCAAAAGAAGTGTCCCACTTGTTCTTACCAGTGAAGTGTGAGTTCAACTGGCAGCCATATGAGGCTAGAAAGTTTCGCAAGTTATCATCTAGGGCATAAGCCTTCTGATGAGCGTTGATTTCAATTCTTAGTTCTTGTGGTTTGTATTTCTCAACCCACTCTTCAATCAAAGTCTGAATCTTGGCTGGCGTAGGCTCAGTCATATTGATGCAGTCAAGAATATAAATCTTGCCATCGCTACGATTATACGTTGCTACTACTGCAGCCGTTGCTCCTGCCATAGCAGGGTCAAGACCGATAATGGTATAACCAGATTCTATATGCTTTGGATGTCCTGGAACGCCTTCTTTGAGAGGTCCACGCTTACGCATTCCGTTGACTGACCCAGCGACACAACTTGGCGAGAAGATAGAATCTTCTTGGACGTCTTCTTGTTGGTAGACCATAGCCCAGACAGATGGCGCAACTTCAGAGCGTCTTTTAAATAAAGAGGGTCCATCCCATTTCGGATAAAGTCCATCGGTGCCTACTTCGTCAATTTCATTTTCTTGGATGTTAGTTTTAGCCCACAGTGTTTTCCAGTTATCAGGCTTCTCATCAAATTCAAGAACGGCTGGCATAGCGCAGTAGGTAAAGGGAGTCTTGCCACCCGACCACTGCCCACCATCACGTATCATTTTATAAAGGTCAATGGGCGCGACACGGGTTCCTACAATAAGCAGTTTTCCGTGCCGCCCCAGACGTGTGATAACTTCTTTTTGAAGCCATTCAATTTGCTTCTCCCACTCGTGGGCATTTGAGTTCATCACAACATCGTCTAGGATGATTAGGTCAGCACGAGCACCGTAAATCTGTGAACCAAATCCAAGAGCCTGAACCGTAGGGTCCTTCTCGCCTGAATCACGTCCCGTTCCTAGGTAAATCATATCTGCTGACCATTGAGTTGCATCAGCCTTGTATCCGCCATTTGGACCAAACGCAGTTTGGAGTTTGATATAGGCGGGGTGGCTTAGGCGGGTCTTAATCGCACCTAAGAATTTTCTAGCCATACCTTGAGTCTTAGAGACAATGATAACTCTGGCATTCGGGTTGGTCACGATATTGTACAAAACGTAGTTGGTCGTGATAGTCGTAGACTTGGCGTGCTCAGGGGGTACGTTGATAAGTACACGCTTCGGGTCGCCAGGCTCATAGGTTATACCTGGAGGCAACCAAGAAGGCTCACGACCTTCAATCAGGTCTAGCCAGTCAAGTTGATGTTCAAAGAGTTTGGCTTCTAAGAACTGCTCACAGAAGTCGGGGAAGGATATGTTCTTTAAATCCCCTAAGTCTGCAATTACACCCTTACCCGCTAGGCGGGCTTTGTCAGCACGTTCCTTAAAGGCTGGGTCATTCATAGACCATTGCCTAAAGGTCACATCGTTTCTACCAACGGATGCCATAGCAGCCGTAATTGTAGAACCCTGACCTAGTTGGATGAGAACTTTCTCCTGGGCTTCGCCCTTTGGGATGTTCTGAATTCCAGGCTTGCGTCCCATTAAATTTGCCCCTTAAATCGGTCATATAACGCTACCGTTAAAACGGCATAACTCTGGCTGTCTACCTACGAAGTAGGTTATATATTTATATATTATATATAACGAACTGAGGAGTCCCAAACGACGAAGTTCGTTTAGAACTATAATAATATAATTATTATTACATATATAGATAACCCGTTGGAAACGGGTAAACCGAACACTTATTTTGAAAATATTTTAAAAAAGTTGCCCTCTGGGGCAAAAGTGCTGGTCAGAAAGTATATTATATAGCCCCCTTATTATATAACAGGAATTTTTAGGGTGAGAGTACTGTAATGTAACTCACCCGATTTAAACACTCTGGGGTCAAACACGCATAACTCTCACCCTATAGTAGACCCTTAGACACTTGCGGGTCTTATGTCTAATCACTTACTAGAGGGTAATACTAGAGAAGTTACCGAGGGGTAACTAATAAATATAAACTTATGTTGTGCGACTGTCCCCCTACGAAATTGCGGGGGCACATATAAAAGAAATCGGGGAAGAATTGCCCTCTCAAATTGTAGACAAATCTACATTTCACAGAGGGCACAGATGTCCGATTTATCCTACTTCCTCCCTGGATGTCCTAGATTGTCTACCTACTTTGTACCTTATGTCCGATTTTATATCCGCATATGTCCCTATATGTCCGAATTCTCCCAATACTTCAAAAAAGGGCACGACACGCCCGAGCGCGGGTAAATTTCTTTATTCGTGCCGACCTGCGCTTTTAGATTTTTCTTTCCGAAATGGTCAGGAACTTCCTAGACACCCACTAGGGTTCTTCCTGTAGCCAAAGCGAGATACGCAACGGCACGACAGGAGCAAGACAATGACAAGCACATCACTACACGACCCAAAGCACGTGAAGGTCACAACACTTTCAGAGGGCGCAATCGTCCTCACAGTTACAGACGAAGACCGCAACGATGTCGCAATCTTCTTTGAGGGTTACACCCAATTCATCAACTTCGCCCGCCAACTAATGACAGGTGAGGCACAAGGCAAGCGTTACGAAATCCAAAAGGGCAAATAGTAAGACCCGCCCCCGCCCGATTAGTCGGCACAGGTTCACGACCTACGGGGGCACGAGAAGGGGCAACCACGCACCTTCCAACAAGACAGGAGCAAAGCAAATGAACTACAAAGAACAACGCGCATTTGAGGCAACTCTTACAACCGCACAACGCAAGAAAATCCGCACACTGGAAAAGGATTACGAGGACAAACTAAACCCAATCCGCAACTACCACTGGAAGCGTTAC